TGGATCATATAACGCTGCCCAGTCTGGCTCTTGCGCCATTAGTTCTTGTAAATGCTGCTCACTCTTTATCTGCGTATATAAAGAAACATTCAAGAAGTCTAGTTTAGCATATCCCCGATCTTCTGCTACTTTGTGATCAATGGTTGCAACGCCTGTGAACGGATCATATGGCACCTGTGTAGGATAGACGCCAGTGTTGTGTTTGATAATCTTACCGTCACGTAGAATACCTGCACTCACATGTGGCAGTAAGTTTAGTGCAGCATCTCTGTTGCCAAAGTCTATGTCAATATCACTTTTAAATTTCATATAAACCTAATCCGTTAATCAGTGGTGCCCGACCATCTTAGTGCAAACAGCGTGGTGTAGCTTTCAAGACTATCATCAAAGTAAAACACTGACACCTTTTGATCTGGCACAAAGTGCCATTTGTAGTCAACGCCATTGATAAGCCCTTGCTCCTCACACCATTGACTAAGTTCCATAGAAAATGTTGCGCCGGAACGCTGATCAAACCATGGAACTTCAACTTTCTTCATAATTTTGCTTGTGCTAGGATAGCTTTAACCCACTCAACATCTTCAGGGTAATCCCTAAACTTCTTTTGCCAATATTCGGGATCAATGTATTCCCAAATCATCGCCGTTTGGTCTTCAGTGAGTTGATCAAGAAAGTCAATACCGCTGGCACAATTGTATATAACCCAAGGACTAATCCTACCGGTAGTAATATGATGACAGATCCGATTACCGTTACCGTATCGAAAGTAGTCTGCAAAGCCGTTTTTAAGTTCTGGATGATCGTCCGCATAATTCTGCATTTCCTTTAGTGCTCGCTCCAGTGCGTCTTGCACTGCTTCTTTTTGTATATATGGATTCATCCATTCAACATACAATGCGTCCTTGCACCAATAGTCTAATTTTTTATTGTTCTTTAATAGCCACTCAGTAAAGTTAGCAAAGTTAAGGCAGCGGATACTAACACAGTATCTACCAAACTTAACAAACGCTTGGTAATAAGGACTTGATGCAAAGTCCTCGTATGATTTAGTCTTAGATGACCCTTGCGTCATTTGGTAAAACAACAAATAGGCACGTAAGCCAAACTGAACTCCAGTTTCGCCTTGTTGTTGGTGCCTACGTTTTTGTTCGCAAAGGTGTGCAGTTAACGTGCTTTCTTTTGCGTAACCTTTACCACAGTACTGACACTTATAGTTCGGCTTTGATTCTTTTTTCATCCCAGCCGTGCTCTCTTGCCAACTGCTTAAGATCGTCCGTAGTGTTGAGTCTTCCGAGTAATTCAATTTCGTCTTCTTTGTAATGCGGGAATAGATTTCTTAAAAACTTTTCTGCTTTGCTATTGCTTGACTTTTTCTTTGCAGCAAGCCAATTGTGGCGTTGTTTGCCCATTCCGGGACTAATCGCTGTTGCTAGAAGCCACTGTAGCTTCTTGTGTTCACTAGTGCTAATGTCAAAGAAGTTTTTGTTTAGTCTTTCGTTTGCACTCATTAGATAGTATGCTTGCAGGTCAGCTGAGCCATCAACTGTTGCACCCCAACGAATCATCATAAACGGACTAAGTTGTTTTGCTTCTTCTTCGGATAGCTTATCTAAGAAGTTTCTATCTTTGGTATCTAATGCACCTAAGACTCTTCCAATTTCAAGTTTGGTTGCCATCTAGTTTGTACCTTAATAAGAATCTTATTTTATATTGTTCGGGATATTCTGGCACCTGGGTCTTAATCGTTTCGGCTACTTCCCATCCTTGCGACCCAGCATCGTTGAGTCGTTCACAGATTTCGTCCCATGCTTTGTCATCTAACTCAGCATTCATGATTGCGGCCCAGTGTCCATATATGTACTGACTCATTCTGAGTCCTTTAGTAAATTGTAAAATATTATAACACGTTCTAGCTCTGCTGCCAAGCCAGGATGGGTTATTGCTTTACGCCGAATCTCTCCCCAGAGTTTATCCTCTCGGATTTGATCCCATTTACTACGGGCTGAATACGACTGTCCAACTAGTATGCGATTATTTGTGCCAGCTTCTCTAGCATAGGTAGTCGCACCACCATCTGGACTTTCGTATATGTACTTTGCGCCTGGCTTAAGCTGCCCCATACGTGTATCCGTATTGAGCATGTGCCCAACGTAAGAAACGTTCTAGTCCTTCTTTATCGTTGGGGTAGCTTTCTAAATAGATTCTTGCAAGTCTATTAATAGTTTCAAAAATTTGAGGTTCTGTGTAATTTCCCATATCACCAACATTTACTGTAATCTACTACTTCGCTTTGTCTACTAATGTCTTTAACAAAATACGCACACAATGGAGCTTCTGTTCCTGACTCTAGTGGTACTGCCAACATCTGCCCGGGTTTTAGCTTTGGAAAGTACCATTTGACATCTTGATATATGTCCACGATTTCGACAGGCTTAAACTCGGGTTTAAAGCTGCTTAAAGGGTTGAAACAGTACACGCTAAATCCCCTGTCATTGATACTAGTTAATGGTACTACTTCAAGATCACCTAAGTCTGGTTCGCCAATTAGTAGCTGCCAATCAACTGGCATTTTAATAACATTGTTGCCAATGCGTAATACTAGTGCAGGTGCGTTAAACGATTCCAAGAATATCAACGGGATATAAAAGTAATCTGGGTTCTTGGGGTCACTGTTGTCTAAAACAGCAAAGCGTAAATCCTCAACTTCATCTGGGATCTCATTTAGCTCATAGGCTGTGTTGTCTAACGTTAAAATTCTCATAGTTCTAGTTCTTTGTCAAAATAGGAACGGTATACGTCCCTAGTACTTCGTAACCAAATATTGTGCAAATTTGTCACATATTCGGTGGGTACATCTAATTCTAAACGCTTAACAATATCTAATAGTATGTTGTGTCCTGTGTCTCCGTACAATTTGTCGGCACAGTATTCGATCACTGGTTTAGAATTAAGTTTTAGATGTTCATTGAATGCCACCAAGCGTTGTGTCATTGTAGTATTAATTATCTCTGCACGAGCTCGGCGGCACAGTAAATCCCCTTCACTTTCAAGTTGATTGAGTGTAGGATTTTTACTGTTGTATATTTGTGTGATTAGCTGTATGCTATCTGGAAGAAGGAAAATGTGTTGGCAGTCTTGTATGTGCCATGGACTAAATTGCTCAGGTCTACCTTCGTGTGTGATCTTGTATCGATCGTAGCAAAGCATTTGAGGATTCAGCATCAGTCCTTGGATTTCCTCTTCTGTGCCGTGGATATCATACACAGTTAATTGATCGGGATTCCAGTAGGTAGCAACACCATTGCTATAGTATTGTCTGTGCGAGCTAGCCCGAATACTCCACTCACGTTGGAGCCAAGTGCTGGGCTGCACAGGTCTACTGTAGTAGGCTAACATCCATTGGTATCTGTCGGCCACAGTTGGGTAGACGCCACGAAACTCTTGGTCATCATAAAACTCAAAGCGTGGGTCAAGGGAAATAATGTTCTTAACAAGATTGCCCCCGCCGCCCCACGGAAAGTATACGATAACTGAGTTTAGATCCATTCTACTTTTTCCACTGTAAATGGATAGTTGGCTTCTTTGTAAAAGACTTTACGCTTAGTAAGGTGACGCTTTGCAAACTTACAAGTTGACGTTACGTCCCAAATCTCTACGTGGTCTTTGTCTTCTGCTTTTCTAATACCGCGTCCAATACTTTGGATAACACGGGTAAAGCTCTTTCCGGACTCTACCATTACCAAATTAAAGATGCGTGGAATGTTAATACCAACCGCAGCTACACCGTAGGTTGCAACAATAATCTTGTCATCACTGTTTGCAACTTCGTCGTACTCGCTCTTTCTATCTTTGGCTTTGGTTGCACCAGATACAAACACCGCTTTGTCCCCAAGGAACTCCACTAGCATCCTACCAGTTTCAATCCGGTCAACTAGGACCAGTGTGTTGCCTGTGCCGTTGACCTTGGTAACCAATTTGCTTATGTACTCAATGCGTGATTCTGTGGTAGTTAAGTACTTTAGTTCACTTTGGTAATCTTTGTACTCCACATGGTCAATTAATTGCACAATGTTAACGTGACATTGAGCAAGGTGCCCGGCATCTTGTAGCTCGCTTGCTGCTAGCTTGCCAACAACAGGGCCTAGACTACAGAAGATACTGATCTGTGCAAACTCTTCTTTGGGCACTGTACCAGTTAGACCCCAACGCAAAGGAATCTTAGCAAACACACTGGTCAGCAAGGTCTTCAATGCATCTGCTTTGGCCATGTGTACTTCGTCAACCATTACTAGTGCAACATCTTCAATGAACTCTTGAATTGTGCATTCGGCTTCGCCGGCTTGTGTTAGCTTGAGCAAGTTGTTTAGACTTTGCCAAGTGCAAATAGTGTGGGTTCTGCCAAACTCTTTTCTGTCACCAAAGTACACGCCAACATCCAGACCCAGGTTAATGTAGTCTGCTTCTGTTTGTGTTACTAGACTTTTGTTTGGAACAATAACAATGCTTCTGCCATACTTCTCTGCCATTAGACTCAATGCCGCGGTCATAATGGTCTTACCTGCACCAGTAGCAATCTCTTGAATGCTTTGTGGATTCTGCAAGAAGTTGTTGATAATCTCAACTTGATAGTCACGGAACATAACAGGTTGCCCTGCCATTGGATGCCCAGGTGGCCACAAGTGTGCAGCAAAAGTATCTTCTCGGAAAGTATCAAATTCTATCTTGGTGCTGTAATCACGGAGGTCTTCGATTTCAATATCGTAGCCCTCGGCATCAAGCATGGGAATAACGTCTGGTAATAAATTAATATATGTGCTGCCACCTAATTGGAAGAAGGCCTGTTTTCCATCCCATCTTCCTAAACGCACTGCCGGTAAGTATCGTGCGCCCGGTATTTCAAACTTGAATCTATCTACTAATTTTTTACGAGTTCCTAATTCTAGGCCCTCTACTTTAACGTTTACTTCATCTCTAATAATTAATTTAGCCTGCAAGCTTCACTACCTTCCTGGTCTTATTGCCCGTACCACCGGTTGCGTTATATACATCGGCAGAAACGTATACGATTTTTTCTGCACGTTGCACCATAATTTGTTTATCTCCACCAAAGATCATTCCTGCACTAGAAATTAACATAGGAATGCGATCCAAATTACGTACTGGCTTGTGAGTGTGTATAAATTTTACACCTTCAGCTGGCACGTATTTTTTATTATTACCAACAACTTCAATTTCATCTGGGGTATAAAGGTCCCACAGTTGTTTTAAAAGTTTGTCGCTTAAATCAGGCTCATAAACTACAACAGGTAGTCGGTTTGTATTTACTGCATATTCTAACACACTCGCCAGGTCATCTTCTACCGTTTCGGTAGTCGGGCTTACTCGTACTTCACGATTGCTGGCCAGAGTTAGGGCGTGAGTGCCCCATTGTTTCACTGTTACATCCTTGAGGTCGTCCTCAAGAGTAAAGCCTAACCCGCTGCTGGCATCAATGAGTCGCAACAGGTTATTATGCCCAAAGCCACCAAGATGCTCGTTGATATAGTCACGCATGCTGTTAGGGCAGTTTGTGATTTCAAGTTGATCGGCACCGTAACGCAATTCAATCTTGTATGGCACAGCTTCTGTAGCCAGAATTAGATTGTTGAGTGCTTCAACTTCTTCCGAGATCTCAAAATTGTTGGTCTTTGCCCAAGTGTGCAACCAGTTGAGATTAAACTCAGTTAAGCCAACTTCCCAAAGTTTAGCATCACGATTAAACACGCACTCACCTTGGCTAGCAGATTTGAAGCTGCGTAGGTCTTCAATTAGCTTAGTGCTAAAAGGAAACTTGAGATGTATTTTTCCGTTGTTGACCGCTAGGCTATGTGTGTAATCCATTTTACGAAGCGGAAGTCTCCACACTGGATTTTCCACAGGAGCCACATCAATGTTCTTGGCTGCAAATTGTCTTTGGTACTTAAGCAGAATCTTGCACAGTAGTGTGCCTTGCTTTTCAGTTAAAGGTTTTTGTTGACCAGTGCTTTCGCTCATACTTGTTAGCACATCAACATCATAACGTGCCAAACTGATAATTGGGCTGAACCCAAAGAACCATGTATTGATCATTTTGCCGGTAGCAGGGTCACGCATGCCCGCTAGGACTTCTAAATAGTCTTCAACTGTATCATAGGTTTTCATGCTAGTATTTTAGCATCTATGTGTAATTTTTGCGATAAGTTTCTATCCAATACTTAACCAAATCCTCTTGCACTTCTGAGCTGGTATGGTACACGTTGTATATGGTTGGATCAATATTGCCAAGCCACATGTTGCCACCATCAGGTACTTCGTTTTTATAAATGCTCCAATCAAACATACACATGTCGCCGCGAGTCCATATGTAAGGTATGCCTGACTGCTCTAAGGCATAGAAGGCACTGGTGCAAGTAAAGTAGTCTTGATGGTACTTGAGGTCTTCGTTGTACAGCTCAACAAACCAATTTTTAAGAGCAGCTCTGGCGTTGGGTGTAAGCAATTCGTTTTCCGGAAAACAAGTACCTTCTATAAAATTACCTATGCCATCGCTAACAATAGACTCCCGTGTGGTATCTATTTCTGCGTCTACAACGCTTTTATAGCCTGTATAACGCAGATTATGTGCAAGGTTGGAGCTCATATACTGGCCAGGCTCATTAAACGCTGCTAGCGGCAAGTCAATACGTGCTGCACTTGCAAATTCAAATGTAATTAAATCTGGCTTGAGCTTGATTGCTGTTTCGATTTGTAACCTTACAGCAAAATTACTACTTCCGGGCTTGGCAATGTTGGTGAGTTTGGCACCAAGGGCCTGTGCAAGAAGTTCAGTGTAGTGTGTTCCGGGCCGCTTTGGTTCAAGGCTTGAAAAACTTGATCCGCATGATATGATGTGCATACGATATTTAATGCAAAGAAAAAACCCCTGAAATTTCTACCAGGGGCGAAAGGTTACAGCCAAAAGGAGCTAGAAATCACCAGCTGTAACAAATTTATTCTTCGTGAGATGGAGGTAAGCCGTTGCTACGAATATCGCGGACTTTTTCTACATCTTGCATTTGCCTACGTTCTTGCACTGTGTAACTGCCATATTCGCCTTTACGAAGGTGACGTGGATTGCCACATAGCCCACACTTAGGGTTACCACAATCCATTGCATGGCGCTTGGCCAAACGATGTGGTTGACGATCAAGTTTTGTGTTGTAGCTGCTTGAAGACTTTGCAATCTTCATCTGACGTGCAATATGCACATCTGTTTTGTGACGGCGGTGACTGTTTAGAAATTTTGCGGTTTCGTTGCTCATACAGATATTTACTTCTTAGGTTGCTTCTTCTTTTTCTTTTCTTTTATGTGTTGGCAATAAAAGTCATCACATTCTTCTGCAGGATCTGCGTCACGCTTGTGAAGCGTACAGTACCCGTCGCCTGTGTATCTACCTTGTGCGTCTCCGTTAAATTCAAAGAACTTACAGAAGTCGCAACATGTAGCTCGTGGATCGCAAGTAGGACAGAGTTTCATTTCCAAAAAGGGCTTGAACGTAGGCCCACCCAGCGACCAAATGGCGCAACCAGCAGTGGCAGTGCTATTAGGAAAATAAATCCCATTGTCACATATTCCATGCTAAACCATTTAAAGTAGAGATTTGCAAACCCAACCACTAGGTCCAATACCATACAGGAAAGCATGTACAGTTCAGATCTGCGAAACATTACTTAATACCCAATGCTGCACGTTCAGTTGGTGTTAACTTTTCAAGCGCCCGCTCTTTTGTTTCTGCTGCGGACTTTTCAGCTTGCAACTTTTCGATCTCTTGTGTGATTACTGTACTCTGGCGAAAAATTGTTGACTTGCCCGACTGCTCGTTGTAGTTGCGAGTAGCTGTGGTGGTATTGCCGCACTTGGCAATATAGAAGCTCTTAGCTTGGTACCCACGATCCACATACTTAACTTCGCAACCTTCGTATACACCAACAAAGTTGATGTCGGGATTGGTTAGCATCTCTTTGGCTTGTTCGTCTGTACGGCCGCCGCAACCTGTTAGTAATGCTGACGCCACTAACAATGCTGCACAGATGCCTAGCCCAGTTGGATTAAGTGTTTTCATAGTTTTATTGTAACAGAAAAACAGGGCTATTTCTAGCCCTGTTGGGTTTATTTGCCTACGTTAACAAACGGTGTGCTGTTGCCCAGCATAGTAGAAGGCAGTTGGCCATTCCACTTTTCAATTGCTTGCAACTGAACATATGCTGCACCACCCTGGCTTTGAATAGCACTTGCTTGGATAGAGATAGCTTTGGCTTCACCTTCAGCTTGTGCGATACGGCTTGCGGCTTCAACTTTAATACGTTGCAGATCTTGATCGGCTTTGAGCTTTTGCTGTTCAGCAATCACTTTAGCTTCAATAGAATCCTGGTATGCCTTAGAGAAGCCAAAGTTCACCAAGCTGATGTTATTAACAATCAAATCAAATGGTGCCAGCTTTTCGCTAAGACGTGCAACAATTTCAGTGTTAACTTCATCGCGTTTGGTAATCAGTTCTTCACTGGTAAAGTGACCAACCACGGACTTAAACGCTTCGTTGATAGCTGGGCCAAGAACTTTGCTGTCTACGTCAAGACCAAACTCTTTGTAGATGTAAGGCACTTTGCTTGGACTCATGCGGTAGTTAACCACAATGTCTGTATGCACTTGTTGAATGTTACGTGTGCCTGCACTTGCGCCATTTAGGTTGGCTTTTTGCAAACGCACATCAACATATTTGACGTTGCTAATTGGATTAACAAACTGAGCACCTTCGGGCAACGCTGTTTGATTTACAGTGCCCAATGTTACTTGTACACCCACGTGGCCCGCTGGAACCACAGTGAAGGATTCAAGTGCCAGTACCACAGCCACTAAGCCTAGGCCAGCAAGGGCGCCTGCAGAAGCTCGATTAAGCATTACCTTAGCGGCAATGGTCATTGCAAGTGCTGCAATAATTGAAACGGAAATTAAAAACATATCAGTCCTTTTTAAAAGTTTTACCAAGATTGTAACCTGCGTAAATGGCCAATCCAATTACGCAAATTACGCCAACTACCAGAAGTGTTTCGATTACGATCATCACACACCTTCATCTT